TTAAATCGGATAAAGCTTTTGTATCTCTTTCTTCCCACTGAGTATAGCATACTCCAGCTCTCTGACGAGCATTTTCATACTCCTCTCCCATCTTAGGATCAGACATACAACGATCCATAAACTCGTCCTGACTTTCCTCTTGTCCCGGTATAGGTATGGGCATTATTCTTCACCTTCGGTAGTAGGTCTACCGCCCTGAGAAGGGTTAGCTGCAGAACCTGCTCCTGCTATATTTGCAGGGATTCTAATACCATCATTACCGGGTATAGGCTCCATTCTCATAGCTACTCTAGCCTCATTCGGAGTCATTATACCTCCATTGACTAAAGTAGAATAGTAACCAGCTTGATCTTGAAGCTCCGGCTGTAGCGCGGGTATGTTACTAACATCTTCAGCCAAACTAAATCCAAAATAACGTTCAAAAGCAAAATTGATCTTTCTAACTATAGGCAGTACTGTCTCTAAATAGAACAGTCTGTGGTTAGGACGAATATTAGCGTTATTCCCACTATCTAGTAGTATAGGAGGAACGCCGAGTGCTTCCAAAATAATTTTTTCATTTTCTTTTATAGACTCTTGAAAATCTAACTCTTTGAAGTTTACTTCATTTAAGCTGTCTATTTCAAGACCTCCATCTAGGATCAGTGGTCTATGTCCCCCAGTATTTGGATTGTACTTAGAGGTCCAAGACATAAGTAGTCTTTCTTTAATCTTCTCACTTAATGTATTTGGAGTTTTAAGTACTAATCCTGGGACTGCTCCATTCCTAAAAAAGTTTTCTTGAAACTTTCTCATAGACCCAAGCAACTGCATTCTCTTATAAGCTGGCTTTAGTCTAGGAACTCCTCGGTAAATAGAATTAAAAGAGTTTTCTTTGATATGAATAATTTCTGAGGGGGAATAGTCTAACTTATTATCATAAACGTACGATTTTACGTAGGTTCTCTCGTCAGTTTCTATTTCTACATTTCGGGCGGGTAGCTGATATAGATGAGCCCCGTCGAAATATACAAAGATATTACCATCTATCAATAGATCAACAATAAGATTCCGCTTAAAAGAATTAATATCCTGAAAAGGGTTAGGCTCTACATTAAGAAGAGTGTCTACCTTGCTTCGTCTTATATTTTTTACTATTGGAGTTAAGTTTAATTTCTCTCCTACATCTACGGGAATTTCGGCTACATCATCTACAATTAAGTTTACAGCTCTATTTACAACTTCGATTTGCTCGTAAGCATTTCTATAGTTAGTAAAGATTTCACTAGTTCCTAGAGAGTAACCTTCTTCTCTAGAAATAAATCTTTGGGCAGGGTTTAACTTTTCTTCTACATCCTCTTTTGGGCCTCTCGAAAATAAGTTATCATACCATGCCATATTTGTCTCTTTGTTTCAACACCCAGCGTTTCTGCTTTCCTGCTGTTGCAAGTTTGGGTCTTTTTCCATATATAGAATGGAGTTTTAAGTGGTGAGAGTGACATAATGTTGTAGCTTCGTCATATAGCTCAACTAAATGTGCCTGTATAAAACTGTCTCTCTCCGCTAGTATCTGTTCTTCTGTTGTTATAGTCTTTTTAGATCTTGCTAGCCACTGGTCTAATAACTCGGTTAATCCAAAGAAGTGATGAAAATCAAGTTCTTCTTTAGAACCACAAATAAAACATTCAGTATCTTTATTGTACTTAGACTTTGCTTTATCCCTAATATACTTTACTAAATCTCTTTTTGGGTCCATGTTACCATTCCGTAATAGAAAAAATTATATCACCGTAATTAACAAAAAGTCAAGAGTTATTTTTCTTTGGTGTCTTAAAAACTAGTTGACTGAGTTTCAAAGGTATACATTGCATATCTAATTGCGTCTGCCATATGAGAAAATCTATCATGCTTCGGTTTCTCTCTAAGAAGATTGGGGTTAGGATCCCACTGGTACTGATCTAAGCTATCTAAAGAGTGTTGGCACTTTTGATTGACTAATAGCTTATTATTGTCTACCACATTTGCTACCTTTCCTATACCATCTAATATAGACTTTTTAGCATTTATAGTGGATATATCGTAATTCTGCGCAAAGTCATATCGTGTTTGCTGAGCAGCAGAGTCTATGTAGATATAGTCTATATCCCACTTAAGTATGAATCTTTGAATTTCTTCGGCGTGCTGCTCGGTAGTTCTTTCAGCTTCTAGGTATTCGTCCAAGATATAATAAGTCTCTGTATCCCAATCGTAGGCAAAAACACATAAAGCTGTGGGATCTTTATACCCCACGTCAAGACCTGCAAAAACATCCATATTTCTAGTGTCTAATTTGTCTATGTCTACTACACACTTCTCAAAGTTGAACCCCCAAATTTGCCCTTCGTAGGTATTGAAGTCTGCCAAGTATTCTTGAGCAAACTCTGCCTGAGACATAGCTTTTTTCGCTTCTTCTATGTCGCTTTCATGCATTCTAGGGTTTTCGTGATAGGTTGCTCGTATAGAAATCCAATCAGGATACTCTTCGTTGAATCCTCTATAAAAGAATTCAGCAAACCAGTTATTGCGCCCTCTAGGAGTAGAGATAAATAGTGCCTTGCTATTTGGCTTATCTAGTGTGGGTCTTAGAGCTACATTGAAGGCTTCTCTGCCGTGCGTTAAAGCAGCCTCATCAAAGATAATTAAATCATAGCTTCTTCCTACTACTGAGTCTACTTGATTGATAGATCCCATTCTTATAGTGGAATTATTGGACAACTCAATTACTCTATCTTTTGCGTTATCACGTACAACTTCTAAATCAAAGTGTTTTATAAGATTTCTCTGAAGATCAAAAGAAATCTGAGATAGAGAATAGTTTGGAGACATTAACAGTACAGAAGAGCCGGGTACTAGAACACATAGTTGACCTATAATATTTGCAATATAAGTCTTACCTTGTCTTCTAGATACTGCTCCGCATATAAAACGATATTTAGGGCTGTTGATAGCATTTATTACTGCCATCTGGGATTTTATAGGATCAATACCTAGTAAATCTAAATATCCGTTTACAGATAACTTTAAGAATCTTTCTTCTTGTTCAAAGTTCATCAGCTCGGAGCCGACTATATCGGCTCTACTTATTTCTAGCATAATTACTACTCAGGTTAGGGGTTACAGATTCTCCACTGAACTTCTGCTTGTTTTTTAGTGGCGAATCTTAGCCGGGCGCCACGAAAGGTAAATACAAAGCTACCCCGAACTTCTTTAATATCTGCATTCATTTTTTCTTGTTTACCCTTATCTGGAGAAATAGAATCGCTCTTAGGCGAAGGTATTTTAGTGCTGTCTAGTATATCGGGGGTAACTACTTTTGTTTCATATTTAGTTTCCATTATTATCTCCTTTAACCACATGGGTTCCTCTATTTTTATGTCCGTTCCACGCAACAAATCCTGCAAGACGTAATGACCAGTATGCCAAATAATTTAATAATTTAAATCCGTTTATTTCTATACAGATATCCCTAAATAGTCTATCCATGTAGGCTTGGTTCTTATAGCCAATATTTTGTTGATTCTTAGTCATTAAAGTTGCGTATTTGTACCCATAGTCATGTACAAGCCCTCCCATCAACAATACCCCTGTGGGGGATAAAAACGTTGCCAAAAACTTAGGTACAGAAGCACCATCAAACTGAAAGCCTTTAGGCACTTTGTAGGCTACAGTATCCAATGTAAAATGAAAGTCTTCTGTAATCTCCCACTGTCTTACTCCTGTAATCCACATCCAGATAGCTTTCCAAAACCCTTTATCTTTAGTATCTATAGGCAGGGGTTTCATAGTGGGCATTTGTGAATATTCAAAATTAACCCTATTTTCACCTTGCCCGTCAAACTTACTTGCAATAAAACCTATTAGAACTAAAATCCCAAATACGGTCCATTGCCAAAAAGTAACAGCTAAATCTATAACATTTTCAATCATAAAATACTTTCCTTATGCTGTGGTGGTTAGTATAGTAACTAAAGTGCCTAGTAAAAATAGTATAATGGCACCACCAAATTGAATCTGTCTACTATCTAGCTTTTCTAACTTAGAGTCTATGTCCTCTAGGTGATTAAAGGTAGTTTTCCATCTTTCGTCACACTTGACTTCATGCGTCTCTATCTTTAGCTTAAGTTCG